GTAATTGGTAGCGAAGATTTTCTCCTGACGGATCAATCCGCGTTCGGTCAGCGTTTCGGTCGTTGCGATATCCATATCGATAGGCGCGTCGGTGTTAGCGCGGATCTCGTCAGCGATATCTACGTGGTTATCGTAGCGCAGGCAATTGTACGAGCCTTGGTCTAAGTTAAAACCTGAACCCGCAGACTCAGTGCCGGGTGCGCGCGGTTTCAGTTCGTCGCGTTTTGCATCGCCCTTACGAAAGATGAAATACAGGTCAGACTTGTTATCTACCGGTACAGCAGGGAACATACGTGTGAACGCGAAGTTAGTCGCGTCCTGAATATACGCCACCGATACGTTAGTAAGGGGGCGATTAACATGCACCTGATTATGTGTTGGTTGTGGCATGGTTAAAAGCTCCTTAAGCGCTTAAGCCGTTTTTATCGAAGATTGCTGAACCGATCTCGCCGGACGCGCCACCCTCAACGATAGTACCTAAAATCTGATAGCCCGTTGTCGGTGCGATAGCCAAGCCAGCAGCAGACGCGGAGAACTTAGCGCCAGCGGCCAGAGTAGCACCTAACTGGATCTTAGTCTGGCCTGCAATAGCCACACCGGCTGCGTCACCTGATACAGGTGCGTTCTGTAGCACGCCGCGAGCATCTTCACCTGCAACACTGGTAACGACTACAGTAGCGCCGGACTGCTTGACGATCTTGTATTGCGCGGAGGACAGATCAGCCCCGGCAACAAAGTTTAACGATTGGAGAATTGCTTCAGTTGCCATTGCCGATTTCCTCGTAAAGTTTCTTACCTTCTTCGGTTTGCAATACGCCGGCATATGCCTTGGCTACAGTGCAACCCTTCTTAGCCGCTTCGGCTGCTGCCATAGCGTCCAGTTTTTCTTGTGCTGTCTGATCGGCAGGTGGAGTGCCCGCAACAGCAGCCGGTTTAAAGCCGGGCTTCGATGCATCGTTAGCCGCTTTCAGCATCTGCGTCAGGCAGGTCTTAGCCATTACAGGCATCGTGTCGATATGTTTCAACACTTGCGCTTTAGCGACTTGCTCGCCCGGCAGGTATTGCAGCTCGTCTGCGGCACGTTTAGCAAATTCGGTCATCTGCATTTCGTCACGCATCTTAACCAGCTGCGCGTTTTGCGATTTCATTACAGCATAAGCGGCAGGGCCTACCGCAGACTTAGCAACCACAGTACCGTCATCCGCTGTGAAAGATTCGTCGGCTTGCTTGCAGACATCAGCAACCGCTTGACGCTCATCTGCTGGCATAGCCAAGTAAGTTTCCTGCTCAGAAGTCGGCAGGGTTGAATAGTGCGCTTTTTGTACGTCGGTCATCTCAGCGAGAGCCTTATACTTAGCTAGTTCGTCCATCTGGGACTCCTGTTGTTTTTGAATACCGACCGGCATATCTTCCGGCTTTTTATCGAGGTTAGCTTTCGTCCACGCGGCACGAACGCGAGCCACTACAGCAGCACGATCTGCTTCGGGTAGCTCGACTTTCTGACCGCGATAGCCCGGGCCTAACGCTGCGGCAGCTGCTCCCACAATCGCTGGATCAGGGTCGCCGCCTGGGGTTGACGTTAACCGTAATTTCCACTCGGAAGGTTTCGCCGCATCTGGCACATACGCAAAATCGCTTGCAGGGTATGCCGTACCGCCTTCGGTTTTCATCGGAGCGGCTTTCGCAACGGGTGTACCGAGCATAACGGTTTGCATCGCTGTGATGTATTCGTTTACTGTTTGCATGAGCGCGGCTTGCTTGTCGACGATCATGTCGTCTTCGGCAATCGCTTCCGAGGCTTCACGTAACGCACAGTTCAGCGGCCATGCTTTGTCGAGCATCTCGCTAACTTGCTGCGATAACTGACGCTCTGCCAGCGCTGCTGTGAATACGGATTTTAACAGTGGGGCCATCTTGATCACCTTGACTGTCGCTTGTTCATGTGCAGGAACGTTAACGCCGGACAAATGCCCGATCACAAGTTTTGTGGCTACACGTCGATTTGTGCTTCCGTCAAGTCTCATGCCGTTACATCCTGATAGTTTGCCGATCCGCCGATTGAGAATCCGGTGAACTCGCCTGATAAGAATTTGGCTGCGATTGCAGGGTCGTCTACGCGTACACCTACCATCACACCGGTACATTGTAACGCATCGAGTATGCCGAACGCTAGTGCTTGTTCTGTCATCATCGGGAAAGCGTAGATAACTTGTCCGAGGGTTTGCTCTTCGTGCATCACGTCCATGCTGCGCGAGTTGAGCATGAAGTCACGCCAGCCTAGCTCGGTGACATCTTCGGGGTAGTGCTCGTCATCCGTGTCCCAGTAGTCCACGAGGTTCCCTATGGCGTCACGCACCTTGCAGATCGACCCCCATCCGTAGATCAGCTTTCCGGCGTCAAGCACTTTTATGACTTTGCAATCCATCGATCACACCGTGTTTGAGTAGTTTTGGAAATTATACGCTTGCGTTTGGCGTAGGGCAAACGTTGTGATGTTGTCGTAAAAGGGTGGGTTTCCTAACTTTCTTTATATATTTCCTTTTCTCTTTATATTTACTTTTATTTATTTATAGTAAAAGAAGTGAAACATAGTACAAATCGTATCTAAGCTTATGAAAACGTTATGTAAAATCTTGTTATTTACAAGCTGTCAGGATCGCTACATGCAACGGGATTTTGTAAGCCCGCGTAATTTACGCAGCGTACAGTGTGAACGTATCGATCTGTAGCACATAGCGCATTTTGTAAACTACAAAAGATTTACAAAATAATTGACAGTCCGCGGGAAAGTGTCTAAATTATAGGTGTACCTAATAAGGAGACAGACATGTTAAATAAACTCAAAGCCGCGTTACTATTTGCACCTAAAGACGATCCGCGTCACTACCTGAACGCTATCCATGTGACCAAAACGCACATTGAAGCGTGTGACGGCCATACGCTGATCCGAATCGAGCACGGCGTCGAAGGTATGCCGGAAGACCTACTGATCCCACGCTATGTGGTCGCCAACGCTGTTAAGCTTTATCCTGTGCTAGAGATAACTGCCACGCATATCAATGACTTACCGTTCACACCAGTAGGTGGGCGCTTTCCAGATATTAATCGCGTCATACCGAAGCCTTACGACCGCGTAACGTATGAGATGAACTTAGACCCGCGCTACTTAGAGCGCGTATGTAAGGCCGCAAAGTTGCTGCAACCCGGCGTTAAGTTCCCAACGATTAAGATGGTTAACTCCGAGTATTGCCACGCAACAGGTCAGCTATTTACTTGCCCCGGCTGCGTTATGGTTGTCATGCCGCAGCGTGCGTAGATTACAAAGAAAGTAAGCAGATGTGTAAATTACAAGGCGTAACGTTGCTGTAAGTCATTGAAAACGTTTCAGTGCTAAAATTTTAGCACTGCTTATAAAGTAACCTACAACAATATTTGTTTGACGTTTTAATATAGCGGGTCTATGCTTTCAGTATATCGAAGGCGTGGAACCCATAGATATTGAGGGCCAGAAACCCAACAAACAACGAACGACAGATACTAAACCGCGTTAAGGGTGCCGCTGTTCGAGGCCGTTCCAACCTTAACGCGGTTTTTTCTATTTAAGGGTTACCTATGAACGGATTAGTTATTGAAGGTACGAGCGTAACGAAAGTAGACGAGCTATACAACCTAAACGACCTGCATAAGGCTGCTATGTCTGTCGGAATAGCTACAGCTAGCCAACGTCCTACTAACTTCTTGTTATCTCAGCATGCATTTATAGCTGTAGCCGAAAAGTACGGCGAGGCCGCCAATACAGTCAACGGCGGCACTAATCCCGGAACATTTGCTTCTGAACTGATCGCGATGAAGTACGCTGGCTGGATCGACCCAGAGTATGAATTTAAAGTCTACCGCGCCATTCAAGCGTTAAAACACGGCGACATTGACGAAGCTGTCAGACTGTCAGAGAGTAAAGCTGCGTCAGACCTACGACAAGCTGAACTCACGATACTGGCGCTGAATAACACTGCTAAGAAGCTGCTGGACGATATCGAAGTCTATAAACAAAGCGCCACGCTGTCGGGTGAGTTAAATGCTATGGTAGCGTCTGGCTGGTTATCCCCTGAAGATGCGACAGCAGTAGTGGCTATTTGCATGTGCCCTACGCTCGAAGGCGCGCTCACTGTGATCAACCGTAAGCAGCATGTACCTATGACGTCAGATATCAACGGATGGCTAGCTGAAAGCGTTGTGCTCGACACCGAAGCGCGAGCCCCGTCCGCTAACTTATACGCTGACTACTCAAACTGGTGCGCATCTAAACAGCTACGACCACACTCGCGTACTGTGTTCTATAAGCAGCTTGCGGCATTACCTAACGTTACTAAGAAGTCGATCAGATTTCCGGTAGGTGTGTTACAGGGTTTCGCTGGTATTGGCTTGAAACACTTAATATAAAGCCCGACGGTTAGTCTGGCATAAATTACTTTAAGGAGGCGTCATTGATTCTTTACGATATCCGTCCATCTTTTGAAGACGCATGGTCGTCTACGGCGTATCACGTAATAATGGGTGGAATGGGCGATGATACAGCTATGATGATCGCTGAAATGTACGAGCGTGGATACGAACCAGACGAAATCGTTTTCTGTAATACTCGGTCTGAGTTCCCACACACCTATAAGTTTATCGAGTTTTTGACTAAATGGTGCTCAGATCGTAACTGGTCAAAAGTCGTTGTGCTCGAAAAGTTAGACAAGCACGGTAAACCGTTAGGCATAATGCAGTCTGCGATAGATGCAAATAGTCTACCGCCAGTTAGTTTTGGGTTTAAAACATGTAGCCAGCGATTTAAAACTGAGACTGCCGATAAGTATTTTAATAATAACCCAGCCGCGCTACGCGCTTGGGGCGTGTCCAAGAAAGGTGGTTCTCTAGACGACCACACTGGCGTAATACTTCGCTGTGTAGGAATAAATGCGGATGAACCAAATAGAGTAGCTAGCTGGAGGCCTACGCACAAATGGATTCAGGTATTCCCGCTATATGACTGGGGTATAGGTGAGCGTGAAAGTGATGCTGTAGAACGTGTAGGGTTATACTATCCGGGTAAATCAAGTTGTGTATGCTGCGCTAATCTATCTGGCGCCGAACTAGCTACGTTACGTGATGACTACCCGACCCTATTTCTAGAAGTAAAGACTATGGAGTCAAACTATCGTAATCATAACATGCGTGAAGACAGCACAGTTATAGGTATGTTTAGGTCAAAAACTATCGACGATAAGTTGTTAGAGTATGAAAATAACCCTAAGTATCGGTGCTCGTTAGATGATCAGCAATGTAATGAGTGTAAATAGCTACACCCGAAGGCCAGCTTGGCGGGCTGGCCTTTACTTTATACCCATCTATACGCCACACGGCAACGACACCTAACTGTATTTGCGGGTAGGCCGTCCGGGTCACGCGGATAAGCCATCGGTCCTAGGGGCGTCCTGAACATTTCCTTAAGCCCCACGCCACCTTTATTCATACCCGGCACCACTACGTGATCATGGCGCGTCCGCCCGTCTGCTGTCGATATCCAGAACTTACGCAGTGTCGTACCGTCCGGGCGTGATGTACGTATTGCACCAGAAGCGACGCCTTGCTCTATCGCCTCGCCTTGCCCTACGCTGATCGCCGTCATCGCTTCTGTACGCGCTATGCTCTCCGTTCGGTAGCGTAGCTGCCCGGCTGTGTAACGCGCTACCATCTTGTCGATCTGCTCGCGGCTTAGTGGCTCGCCCTTGAGTATCGTCGCGTCGTAACGCTTGTCACGCAGCGCAAAACGGATCGCCGAAGCAGGGTCTTCCTCAAGCGCCTTACGGAAGTTACGCACAGCAAGCTCACCTTGCGTGTTAAGGCCGATAACCTCGCGTAAGTCACGCGCTGTTGCTGCTGGTGGACGCCCTGAGTTAACCGAGAACAACACTCGTTCACGAACTGCTGCGACAGTCTCGTCGGAGATTTCAACTATCTTACGGCCTACATACTCGCGCACGAAAGCAGCAGTGCCTACGTCAGTAAGCGACATGAGGATAGGAGATGTAACAGCTCCGGCCGGCAGTATCTCTACTACCGAGCGACCTGATTCTAGGATAGCGTCTTCGATTATGGGGCCGATAGCAGCATAGATAGCGGGCTCAACGCGAGCAAGCGTAGCGAGTACGCCAGACACGTCGCCTTCTTGCAGTAAGCGAGTTATTTCGGAGAGATTTGTCGAGGATTGTAGCTGCGACCAGCAAGCGTTAAGCGCGTCGCGCAGCTTCTTGTCATAC